TCTGATGAACAATCAATTAATTCTTGTTCAGAAAGATTATATAAAGTATTATGTTTGATAGCCCACGCAGATTCTACAGCACCTACTGAAGAGAATGCCCAGCATCCCCCACATTGAGCTTGATTTTTTACAGAACTAACTTTATATTCTTTTCTCCAATCTACATTTTTTTTATTTAATTCAGTAAAATTTATTAAAATAGGATTATTATTTGATATATAAATATCATGTTTTATAGAATTAAATTCATTGATATAAGTATGATTAATAAAACTATTTTCAGATACTATATAACTATGATTTTCTAAATTATGATTTTTAATAAACTCTCTATTAGATAAACTAAAACTACTTAATATTATTTTTTTTAAAAGAGTAAACATTTTATAAATTATAATATATATTTTTTTAAATATAAATAATAGTAGAATGAAAGAATATATAACGAGAAAAATTAAATCAAAAAGAAAAGATAAATATAATTATGAATATTTAGATCATAAAAATAATCATTTAAATCAAACGATTGTGAAACGATTATTAGAAGGTTTATATATACCACCTGCTTATAGAGATGTTAAAATAAATTTAAATAAAAAAGATAAAGTTTTAGCGATTGGTTATGATGAAAAAGACCGACCTCAATATATATATAATAAAGATTTTACAGAAAAAAATAAAAAGAAAAATTTTCATAAAATGATTGAATTCGGTGAAAATTATAAAAAGATGATGAATAGTGTAAAAAAAGATTTATTTTCAGAAGGTGAAAATAAAGAAAAACAAATAGCTATGGCATTAATGTTAGTAATAGATTGTGGTATAAGAATAGGTTCTGAAAAATATAGAGATGAAAATGAATCTTTTGGTGCTACAACATTAGAACCGAGACATATAAAAATAAAAGGAGATACTATAAGTGTTGATTTTATAGGTAAAAAAGGCGTAAAAAATACTGGTAAATGTAGAAGTAAAAGATTAAGTCGTAATCTTCGTAATAAAAAAAGAACATTAAATAAAAATGAACCAATATTTACTTATCGTAGAGGTAATAAATGGTATTCATTAAAATCTAGTGATGTAAATAAATATCTAAAAAAATTTGGAAATTTCAGTAGTAAGAATTTTAGAACCTGGGTAGCTAATTTAAGTTTTATTTCTGAAATCTTAAAATGTGAAATACCTACTTCAGAAAATTTAAAAAAGAAAAATATTAATATGGCTTTACAAAAAACAGCACATAAATTGAACAACACAGCAACAGTCTGTAAAAAAAATTATATAGACCCATATTTAATTGATTTATATATGAATGATAATAAGAGATTTATTCAAAGTTTTAAACACGCGAATACTAAAGATGAATTAAGTGAAATTTATATTAATATTTTAAAATCAAAATAATTTCCAAGACCATTTTCCATTAATTCTTGTTCTTTTTCCAATAATTTTATCAGCCTGTTTTTCTTCATTATATTCATAAACATCTTGATCAGGATCATCTTCTTTGTAAACGAAATAATATTGACCCTTATATTTAACTCTCATTAATGTTTTTGAGATTTTTTCTTCATCAACTAAATTATCTATTTCATTCTTTTCAGTAGAATTATTCATTTCATTCTTTTCAGTAGTTTCATTATTATCAGTAGTTTCATTCTTTTCAGTAGTTTCAGTAGTTTCAGTAGTTTCAGTAGTTTCATTATTATCAGTAGTTTCATTCTTTTCAGTAGTTTCAGTAGTTTCAGTAGTTTCAGTAGTTTCATTCTTTTCAGTAGTTTCATTATTATCAGTAGTTTCATTCGTTTCAGTAGTTACATTGATTTCTTCTGAATTATTTTTAATTATTTCTAGAGATAGAGTTGGTGGATTAGATGATTCGGGTTCTAAATGTAAAACTTCATCATTTGAATGAATACTACTACCAGGCGATGGTTCGCATTCTAGAGATAATTCATTAAGAATAATATTATTATTATCTTTTTTAGGAATATTTTCCATTAGATTGGTAATATTTTTTGACTTTTCTTTTTCTCTTTTATGAAAATTTAATAGACCATTAAGTCTATCAATTTCTCTATCTTTTTCGGATATATCTTTAGATAATGTTCTTAACATATCATGTCTATTATTTTCTCTATCATATTCTTCTTTAAGTTCAAGTTTTTCATTTAGCTCTTCAATTATTTTTTCATAATCAAAGATAGTTTTTTCTAAAGACTTAATTCGACTATCTTTTTCTAAATCACTCGTTTCTAAACTACGTATATTATCAATCATAGTTCTCATTTCTAGATCAGTTTCACATTTATTTTGAATTTTAGTTTCATTCATTCTATTGTATTCACTATAAATATCATTGAGTAAATCTTGTATTTGATTTTTCTTTTCACAAATATTCATTTTATTGATATATTTTTATCTTAAATTTTTAAATAAAAAAATCAAATTTATATTTATAGAAATGTATAATAATTTTAATGGATTACAAGATGAAATTATTGGTGGTTCTATAGATGGTTCTATAGGTGGTTTTATAGGTGGATCTGTTGGCGGATCTGTTGGCGGTGCAAGAGGAAAAGAAAGAAAAATAATGTATAAAGAAAAACATTGTTCCCCAGGAGAAAATGATGTTGAAGGAAGTTGTTTAGATGATGATATTTTATTAAAAATAGCTAAAGCAATAAATAAATTAAGTAAATCAAATAATAAATTAGAAATTATTAATTTATCAAGAAGCAATGAAGATATTCACGGTGATATTTGTAAAGAAATAACTAAAATATCAGATTGTTCATCAGAAGCTTGTTGGCAGAAAATAAAATCATTAATGAAAGAATTAGGACCAGATAAAGAAGAATTTATAAATAGTTTCAAACCTCAAATGCCTAAATCGTGGATTAAAGATTATAATGAATGGGTATCTACAACTGAGATTGAAGATTGTATTAATCAATATTTAGACACAGATAATAATTTTTATTTTTATGGAGCAGTTCCTATAGATTTTAAAAAATGTTCAGTTAGTAATTTATGTTCAATAAATTTAAAAAATCATTTAGATAAAAATGAAACAAAGATAGGAATAGTTTTTAATACGGATCCAAGTACAAAAGAAGGAGAACATTGGATATCTTTATATATAGATTTAGGTAAACATAATAATGATTTTCCAGGTATTTATTATTTTGATTCATATGGTAATAAGCCTCCAAAAGAAATAAAACAATTAATAAAATGACAAAAGAACTTTATAGTATGTTAGAATCATCTGCTCAAGCAGATAAATGTAAAGCTTTATTATCCCTAGAATTATTAGGAAATAAAGCTACAGGTATTGGAGATCATTCCACTGAAGATTTTTATAAAAATGCTGAAGAAGCATTAGCAATGCTAGTAGATGCAGATGATAGATTATCAACACTATCAAAATACTTTTGTGGTGGAAAACAAGAATTAATAAATGAGTGATACTATAAAAAAATATTGGGATAATATGAGTGATAGAGAAATTATAAATGCCAAAAAAGGTATAGACAACTTTGAAGATTTTAAAGCATATAATGATACAGTTGCTCATTTTGAACTAGAATATCCAGAATTATCTAAAGAATTTAAACAAATACAAGAAGAAATGTATAAAATGTTTGCTGCTAAACATTTAGATTATGGTTTAAATAATATTGCTTTAGGTGGGGATTTATCAAATCAAGAAGATAAACAATTCTCATTAACTGGATTATGCATTAGACTTACAGATAAAATTAGTAGACTAAAAAATCTCCTTATTAATGGTAAAAATTTTGTAAAGGGAGAAGGAATGGAAGACACGTTTATTGATATAGCTAATTATGGAATAATTGGTATGTTAGTAGGACGTGATAAATGGAAAAAATAAATTTTGGCTAGAAAAATCCCAAAAATAGTAAGGGAGATTAGAAATAATCCTCCACAGGAGATTAATTTTGCGTATCAAAAAAATGTCTCATATTCACAAATGTCTATATTTCGTGGTTGTCCTCATCGTTGGAAACTTCAATATAAAGATAAAATAAAGGCATTTACATCTTCAATTCATACTGTATTTGGTACTGCCATACATGAGGTATTACAACACTATTTAGATGTAATGTTTGAAACAAGTGCCGCTAATGCCGATAGATTAGATTTAGAAAACCTATTCCAAGAAAAATTCATTGGTGAATATCAAAATCAATACAAAAGAAATAACAACCAACATTTTTCCTCAGCAGAAGAAATGAGAGAATTTTTTGAGGATGGGGTTGAGATTTTAAATTGGTTTAAGAAAAAAAGATCAAGATATTTTTCAAGAAGAGGATGGCATTTAGTTGGTTGTG